CTTTACTTAAAGGAGTATCTATATGAATAAGAAGATTTTTGACGCTATTGTATTTGAGTACCAGGAATCCGGCGATTACGTAGCGCTACGTAATAAACTTATGACTAAAAAACAACGCAACGCCCTCATGCGCGACCGCAACCGTAAGCTGGCCACCGGCGGGGATGCTTACTACCACAAACAAAGCGCGCACACAATAATTAGATGGTTGATCTGTGCGGCTGGGATCTCTTTTATTATTTGCGGTGTACTGGAGGTAATTAAATATGTCAACTAAATCAACTATAGTGCTATCAGATGACAATGAGCACGTGTACTATGATTGCTACGATGATACTATAAATATCGAGGTAGACGTAAAAAATATTGTAGAGCATGGGGTATGCGACGACGGGTATTATATATCTATAAAAGCCTCATCGGATTTAGGTAAGCAGCTGCTTGAGTTGGCACATAAGGGGGGAGTGTTATGATTAAAACTATGATAGCGTGGATGATACTATGATCCACATTGACTATGAGACCTACAGCGAGGTCGGGTATTATACGGGGCCTGACGGAAAACCGCATCCTATACGTAAAGGAAAATCCGGTATAGAAATAGTGGGCTCCGCGGTTTACGCCGAGCACCCAAGCACTCGTATACTCTCCCTCGCTTACAAAATTAATGACGGCCCCACGCAGCTATGGATTGAAGGGATGCCAGAGCCGAAGGACCTGTGGGATGCAATAGCTCGCAGGGAAAAAGTAGCTGCATGGAATAGCCCCTTTGAATACGGTATATCACGAGGGCGTATACCATTAGGTCAATTTGTCGATCCGTCGGTGCTCGCTCGCGTTTACGGACTTCCTGGGTCACTGGAGAAAGCCGGGGCGGTACTTAAATTGACGCATGAAAAATTAAAGGACGGTAAGCGGCTTATAAATAAGTTTAGTGTACCACAACAGGGTAAAAAAGAAAGGGACTGGGTTCTATCACAGGTTAATAATATAATACGTATATCTCCATCGCCACTAAGGAAATTTAAACTAGGGGATAAAGTAAACTTCCCGGGGTATAGATTTCCTCATATTATTGGGTATAAAAGTACACGCGATGGTTGCATAGCTTTTCTAAAATCGCGTACGATACCGCCCGGATTTGAGGTAGTCATAGACCCACCCGAACCTTTTCGGGTGATAGGTCGTAACGACCCACGCCTCGACCCAATAGACGGGCCGAAATTTTACGAATATAATATACGCGACGTTGACGCTGAAGTAGAGGCAATGTCTAAACTCCCCCCGCTCATACCGTTCGAGCAAAAAGTGTGGGAGCTTGACCAGCGCATAAATGACCGTGGTGTGTATATTGACGTACCGGCATTACAGCGGCTTATAGATATTTACGAGCGCGAGACCGTTAAGTACGTTAAGGAGCTGCAGGATATAACCGGTGGCGCGGTAAATACTGGTAGTGAGGTTGCTAAAATGCTTGACTGGCTTAAACTCGGCCTCGCGAACCTTGACGCGGAGAACGTCGAGCGCGCGCTTGCATTACCCGGTATTACACCATCGCAGCGTAGGGTACTGGAATTGCGGCAAATACTATCATTATCCTCATGTAAAAAATTGTACTCTATATCGGATCGCCTTTGCATGGACAACCGCATCCGTTGGATACTGCAGTACTACGGGGCGGATCGTACCGGGCGCTGGGCTGGCCGTGGCCCGCAGCCACAAAACCTACCCGGCGGTGATCCTGATCTTGCGGATGCTTTTCTATCCGGCGGGCCGCCGGGGCCTGACATAATGGAAAGTATTTCCGGGGCTTTACGCGGATTATTTATACCCGCGCCTGGATACGATTTTATATGCTCGGATTACAGCGCAATTGAGGCGGTTGTACTTGCGTGCCTTGCCGGAGAGCAATGGCGTATCGACGTATTTAAAACGCATGGTAAGATTTACGAGATGTCGGCGAGTAAAATTACGGGGATACCATTTGAAGAGTTTTTGCGCGTGAAGCGGGAGACCAATGAGCACCACCCGATGCGCAAGAAGGTTGGAAAAGTCGCCGAGCTCGCCAGCGGCTACCAAGGGGGCTATGGGGCGTGGATGCAATTTGGGGCGGATAAATACCTAAGCGAGCAGGAGATTCGCGACGGCATTAAAGCGTGGCGTGCAGCATCTCCGGCTATCGTACAATTCTGGTATAAAATTGAGGACTGCGCGAAACTTGCGGTACAATACCCGGGTAATTGCTTTGAGTATCAAGGTATTAAATTTCAGGTGCAAAATGACATACTGCACTTGAGGCTATTGAGCGGGCGCATACTTTACTACCACAACCCAAGGCTGCATCAGGAGTTGACGCCGTGGGGTAAAGAAGTTAGCAAGCTTACGTTTATGGGTAATAGCATGACAGGCTGGGAGCGTATAGATACTTACGGCGGTAAGTTGACAGAAAATATCGTACAGGCTACCGCGCGGGACATACTCGCGAATGCATTATTAAATCTTGACTCGGCGGGATACCCTATAGTACTCCACGTCCATGACGAAATATGTTGCGAGGTTCCAGAGGGCTGGGGGACGATTGACGAAATGGAGAAACTAATGGGCGCGCTGCCCGAATGGTGTAAAGACTGGCCGATACGTGCGGCTGGCGGATGGCGCGGTAAACGTTATAAAAAGGAGTTATAGCATGGGACTAAGGGAAGACGTTGACAGGGTGGAGGAATTTATTTACGGGGATTCTGGACGGCGGGCGGTACAAGAATCGTGGGAACGCGTTGTAGAGTCTATACCTATAATACCGCCCGCTGCGCCAATTGACACGCGCTCCGAGTACCGCTGCGAGTGCGGCGAGACGTGGAAAAGTGGTAGCGGGAGAGATCAGTATTGCGTTAAGTGCGGGGAGAAAATGAAATGTCACGAAAATTAATTGGAGAAAGAGCAATGACTATTTCGGAGCGTACTTCTAAATTGTACAATAAGATAAAAAACGACCCTATTAAGTACGCAAAACTAAAAGAGAAACGGGCTATAGCGTATAGGGAGTCATTATATGATCCTGTAAAGCAGAAAAATAAAGCTGACGAGATATTAAGAAAGGTAGGAATCTGAATTTGCGGCTTCGCGCCGCATTTTTTATTTCCACGCACGTTTGAACGCTGCGTATTTACCAGTCCCTCGATATGATGACCATTTGTCCGCCGAGCCGGTGGATGTGTAAGTTGAATAATTGTTGAAAACAAAATTAGGATCAGTGTAATTATCCCACATAGTAGAGCACCACTTAATAGATTTATTGTCTGTATATAGCCTAAAATCATCCATCAAGCAAACGATTGGGTAAGCAGCTATACCGAGTTGATATGTTGTTGATGCCGTTATCTCTGTACCAAATGGTGTTGTAAAAGTTATAGCGCTCGTTCTGTCAACTCCATCTATCACCATTTTCCATCGATCTGGTTGAGTTGCACCTGAACCATTATATATAAAGTGGATTAAATGCCAGTCGTTGAGAGTACAGTAGTCGTAAAAAGTAGGACATGTTGCGTAACCACCAGCAAAACCAAAAGAAATACTCGCAGGAGTTGGTTGTAATAATATCGATCCTCCGGCACCAGAATTTATTGTAAAAATGCACCTATTGTTTCCTAATTTTGTGTCAATTTTAATCCACATTTCAAGAGTAAACTTTGTTGCATTTGCCAATGTTGCCAATGTACCGGTTACCCCGGCGCCAGAATTAAATTTCCAGGCTTTACTATTGCCATAAGCCCCAGCAGAATCTCTTCCGAAAGTCCCTGTGATAGACAACCCGGTAGTGTTTCCGCATATGTCAACCGGATTTCCCGCGCTGCTATCAAAAGCAAATCGCACAGCACAACTGCTATTCGTGAATGCAGTTTTATTACTTGTATCCGCCATTGCTCCGGTATAAAAAGTATACTTTGAGCTGGTGTCTGTTGATACGGTGCCGTCAACAAAAACAGAACCATTATTAGAACCTATTGATTCAGACCATTTAGGCAGCTTACTTCCGTTATAGTATCCTGAAACGCTGTAATTATCTTGTTGTCCTGTAAGTTTTGATAAATTTAACCAAACGGGGAAGTGCGCAAAATTTGAATCGGCTAATGATCTATTTACAGTGTAAGAATAGGCATTTGTTGAATTAGTAATTAACGCTAGTTTTGATAAAGCGCCTGATATTGTTAAAGGATATTTTACGTTTTTACTATCAGAATTAGTTATTGACAGAGTACAAGCACCTTGCTTATTTGGAACAAGTACATTTATGTAATCATCTGCTTGCGATATGACCTTACAATTAGTGATAATTCCTGAGTTCTTAAATCCGAAACCGTTTAATTGGATCACTTGATTAACTTTTACGATACTGTCAGATCCTCTATTAATTGCAATGTTCGAACCAAAAAACTGACGCAAGGAAAGAACTTGTATTTTTGAACTATCACTTTTCTGCTTTACATATCTCATTAAAGTATCAAACTGGTTTACGCCAATTCCACCCGCGCCAGCATACGCATCACTGACAGAATGGAATAGAAATATGTAAACCCTCTGTTTATCAGTTCTGGTGTGTATCGAATCAATGCCGGCTTTATATTGTGCTACTGTACCTGCCACTCTGTCGATCCACATTATAGTATCTGTATACAAATTAAAATTTCTAGTGTTACCAATATTTGTATAAAAAGGTGTCCCGTTTATTGTGCGGGAAAACGATACCACGGTATCAATATACCCGTTAACAGTTGCATCATAAGCACCTCCGGGGAGAGCGAAAAGATCATTGCCGTAAAAATGATTAATACTAAGAAATGTTTTGTTATTATTGATCTCAGCGAGTACTTGATCTTTTGTTTTGCTTGTCAGCGTCAAGTGAGTAAATCCGTGATTGACTATATCGTGTCCATGCGATTGAACGTACTTTAGTTGCTGGATGGTCATTGATGATAAATTTGCGTCGACAGTATATGTTGGACCACCTACGAAAGAACCGTTAGTAAAAAACGATGCTTTAAAACCCATTGAATCAAGTTTAGGGACAACATTAACATAGTTATCAACAAAAGCGTCATCAAAGGTAAGGATAACAACTGGTTTTTGCAGTGTATCAATTACATATTTATTATAATACTGTAAAGGGCTACCACTCACCACCCCGCACAAGAGCAGTATTAATAATATTGTTTTTTTCATTTATTTATCAACCTCATTTTTTGTTCCAAAATACTTTACGCCACCAAGGGCTCCTATGCCGGATACAATAAAAGCGCTTATCTCTACGGGTCCCCCGGACTTTACATACACCATATACCCCGCAAGCGCCAATATATAAAACGCCCCTACAACGAATACAAGCCGCGTGCTGCTCTTGACTCCTGGGGATTCCTCGGTGTATCCTACCCGCTGCGGTAGCTCGTTATTGCGTTCCATTTTAAAACCTCCAACCATAAGTGAGCGTACACCCTATAAAATACGCGGGCCTAGATACGTTATTTATATCTATCCCCACGCCAGCGCTCGGCCCTAACGTAAATCCGAGCCGCTTAGAACGCAATTGTACCGTATCGGTCCGCACGCGCTCTATAGTGCGTATGTGCTCCCTTTTATCAACCCACTCAGCTTCCAGAGCTAGATCTCGCGGAATACCTAACGCGCTACATCCGTTAACCGCGATAATTGAACTATCGCTTAACAGCAGGGGAAACGTAACGCAATCGACCGTGATAACCGAATCCCTCACTCGCACCGTGTCAGTTTTAGTATAATACTTTACTTGTTTAACAGGTATTCGTATTGTGTCACGTTGTACCCGTACAATAGTATCGTGTACTGTAATAGTCTCCGCCGGACGGGGTTTTGTGGACTCATACCGGGTTTTCTTAGATGCCCCGATTATTAACCCTATAAGAAAGCATAAAATTACCAAAAAAGCGACCGTTCGTATATTCATTTTTTTATCTCCCAGCGCTTGACGGCTTCCTCAGCTTGCCGCTGCTGCTCAATTGTGGTTATTTGTTTTAAGAGCTCTACAGCGTACTGCATCTTGCAGTCAATACGGCTGTCGATGTATTCAGCGATCTGGTTAGTTGCTGCCGTCCATCCTAAACTTACAACCGCCGCCACAGCCACAATACTCCCGGCCCAGCTACCTAATACCATAAGCGTAACTTTTTTCCTTGGTGTCATTCCGCGCCTCCTAAAATCATATCGGCGACCCTGCGCGTCCAGCCTATGCCGTAACGCTCCCAGCCGCTGCAGTGTGTGTATCTATAAATGCGTTCTGCTGCAAATTTAATAACCGTACCAGGGCGCTTACAAGCTTCAATAGTCTGAGGCCCGATAACTCCGTCTATCTCTACATCAAGGCATTTCTGAAGCATCCTGGCGGCCGTGCTGGCGCCCTGATTTACTGCGGAGTCAAAAACTATAAGCGCTACGGGGTACGGCATCTTATCACAGTTACATTTGTCCCAATAATCGCGGCGGTATATTTCTCGGGCCCCCGATGGTGTTAGATTCTTTATGTCAAGATTCGGATACGCGGATTTACTTATGCCGTAGTTAGTCTCCCCCCCTCTGTCATGGGGGTCATTACTATACCCGCCCTCCCAGCGAAAAACACGAGTAACCGCTTTGTAAAACATAAGCTGCTCCTTAGTTTTTACCTGATAACTGCCATTTTCTTTGAGTAATAACGATGCGGACACGTAGAAACGCGTCTTTATTATTTCCGGTGAGCCCGATAAGTATAATCCGAAACATTGGGTTAACATAGGGTTGTAAGTATTTTTTATTTAAAGCGTATCCTAGATCAACAGTAGTATCGAGTTGCGTTTCTGGAAATGAATCTACCCCAAATCCTAGCCATGTACTATTAGTAACCCAGCGCCCAGACGTAGCGCGTAAAGAATCCAGAAAATGCGGCGGACCTATATGCGCGGTAGTAACTACGCCAAGATAATTTTTATACGGGCTCCCATACTGTATTGCGTATTTTACTGCTATACTATCGGATGTGTACCCCGCCGATGTGGTATCGTTAATTAACACGGTCACGTCAACGTTCTCGTAGTCAATCATCGATGCCCACGCGCTCGTATACGTGGAATCCGCACGAAAGTTTGTTACATCGTACTCCAAGGTACGCATGTTAAGCTGAGCAGATACAAGCACGGTGAGCCCGATAAGTAACGTTAAAAACCTATGCATACTTTTCCTCGCTTGGTTAAAAGTAAGGGGCCAAAGGCGCCCCCAATCACTTAAAAGGAGATTCAATTATTACTAATATACGTAAAAATACCCGCGGTGTCTATAAGTATTTTAATTAAAATGTAATACCCCTTTAGCCAACCCCGCACCGGTGCGGCTCTCAGTGATATGGCATATCTCGTAAAAGTGCTTGTCCGTTGCAAAGGGGGCCGTGGGTACGTTTTCAGCAAACGCTTGCCCAGACACGTACCCGGCATCACCGGTAACAAAACCACGGCCGAATTGCCCGCGCGTAGTGTTTCCTATAAAGTAAACGTCCGCAACCCCGGACACAACAATCCAAGCTTCGGCCCCATCGGCAATACCTGACTCATAAAAAACACCCACGGGGTTAGGCACGTCCACAACTATTTTACTCACCGCATTATCATAGCTTGACGATACAGTGACAACTTCCCCCTTCACGGACGCACCCCCAGTACGGTTAGTCATTAACACCGCAATACCCCCTTCCGCTGTCAGTTTAACTTTTTGAGAGTTTATGGGGCCATCGACATCGAGTTTTACAGTAGGTACTTTTCCTATACCCACATTAGGTGACCCCGTATATACGGGGGTGATAACTAATGCCGGACTAGCGGCGGGGGCCCCGCATCTAATCTCTAATACTCCGCTGTTTATACCGTTTGCGTATTTAATTATTTTTGCGTAATCGAGATTACTATACGCACCGTTTGCCCTCATATCAATAGCCGCTTCACCCCCATCATTATGAGCTGATGTTCCGTTACTTCCGAAAAGATTTAAATTAGCGGGGTTTATCATATCGGGATCATAACCCGTATTAGGTCCTTCTGATCCACGCACGGTTATACCGCCGTAAGTTTCAACCCCGGCCTGTATAAACGCCCCCCCGCTCCCGTGGTAAGTATCTCCATTTATCACAAGCCTGTCATTGATATAACTATCCCCGTTTTTATTGAGTAGGACATTTATTTCCGCTCCGTTTTTAACAGCTACCGTACTGTCAAGGTGGTAAGTTCCGTCCTGTCGCTGTTCCAAGCATTTTACCACACTAGATGCGCCGATTAACGCGTACGGAGTATAAATATTTACGAATATATTATTAAAAAATGTATTGCTGTTAGATGAGCCTATCTCAATAATTCCGCCGCCTTGAGTTCTGGAATAATATTGTATGTCACCCGGGTATACTACTTCATTGCTACTTACGGTAATATTCGAGGTGTCAACTATCCGTAAGGCTTGCGAATTTAAGTAATTCTCGCTAGACTGGTATGGACATCTCTGAAGAAATTGATTTCCAGATACAAATCCGGTGGTGAACGCATTTCCGTCAAGCATCAAGCATGCGTTATTTACTATATATTGCTCGATGTTATTGCCTTCAATAGCGAGTATTCCCGTACAATTCCCCACCCTTACGGATGCACCACCGCCGGCATTATTTAGCGGCATTCTAACAACATTGTTTTTTATTGATACGTTAGAAGCAACTGAAACATTTATTGTTCCCCTTATCACCACGTTATTCTCAATGGATATATCGATACCGCGTTCCCATGCTGAATTAGGCTCATAGTCAAGTCCATACTGCATATAACCGTCGGAGGTAGTAATTACGTTCCCGCTCATTAAAACGTCACTACCATTAATAACTGCGATTCCGCCCCAATACCTATTTATTGTTCCCGGATTGTGAACAACACAATTAAGTATTCGAATATTTTTCGCACCCGTTACGTTTACACCTATTGAGCACATGGCGGCTATCGTGTTGTATGCACGGATATTTTTAATTGTTATATTTGAACCGCCTATTTGTATGGCTGAGGCATTGTAGTCGTTTATAAAGGCATTTGCTTTATTACCATCAATTACAAAATCGGAAAATGTTATATTGTTTTGCGCTGTCGCTAAATTGATTGACGTATTATTACGGTTAAAAAGCGCGCTGTTTGCACCATCCCCGAGTTTAATTACCGTGGCCTCGCCAAGCCCTTGATACGATACGTTACTTACGGGTATGACAGAACCCTGTAGCCATACGCCCACACCATACTTAACTACACCCCCGTGTGCTGAAAGTGCGTTTGTTGCTTTTTGTATAGCCGTAGTATTAGTTTGATATGAAGAGGCCGTGGAAGCGCCGAACCACTCGGGACGACTAGATCCGCTTTTAATAGTTACGCTTCCATCCCCGTCAAATATCTTCCAATCCGGCATACCCGTTACAGTAACATTAGATACCGTATGCCCTGCGGTTACTGTTATTTTCCCGTTGTCAACAAACGTAAGCGCTACGCCGGAAGCGTCTACAGAGGCGTCAATTACCCACTCAACCGGAACTATAATCTCCCTCCCAGCCATAGACGTAAAGTATGCCTGCACGTCGGTGGGTACGGCTCCGACAAGCGTCGAGTTTATTCTACGATAATTCATTGTATCCTCCTGTAATTTATAACGCCGTCCTCACTATAGATAAGTAAAGAATCCGATCCGTAATATAGTAAGCTATCTACTTCATTTTGTAAATATCCTGTAATTGATACCGTATTTCCCACTTTACTTTCTGATATACCCGTAATTACAAACTGGTAATCTTTATCCCCTAAATAGCTAAGATGCGCAAAACTTACTATAATAATCCTGCCGATTTTTAATGAGTATCCGAGTTCATAAGGCACCGTAATCGACAGTTTTTTCATTCGCATCATTTTTATTATATTATCAAGACGTAATAAAGCCCCCCGATAATCAATGATAAATTCATTGTCTCTCCACTCGGTATCCATATCCTCGACCCGGCGCACCAACGGCCACAACTCTGACCGACATTTATCCCAATAAATAAAGCCCGAGCCCGCTGAAAATCCAACAGCATACGCCGGATTATATGTTCCGCGCTGCACGTTGTCGAGGTATACGGAGGATTTATACGTGGATGTAGCGTAATCATAATTATAATTTACACGGGGATTTACACATATTTTTGACGTGTCCGGGTATTCCAAGGCGTCAACCGCCTGAGTATCGCCTATGACATACGTCGGTATAGTTACGTCGCTGGAAGTGGCAAAAAGATACTTTACGCATTCGTAGCCATCAACGTCAGTATACTGCAATAAATTAAACTGTTTACATATTTTGTCAACCATATCTTTAGTGCTTATTTGCTCGTTTACAAGCAGCCTTATATGTATAGCTCTTACAGTGTCAAGAGTAACACTATCAAAAGAGCCCTCGACACCTACGCCCGTACGTATCCGCGCCGACGCCGAGGGAACGCCCGTAGCATTGTCCCCCCAATCCTGGCATCGCAGAACGTACCTTAAAAAATCAACAGGGTTTCCATAGCCCGCGTCAATGCTCATACGAATACCCCAGTTAGCGAGTTCTCATGCTTAAATATAGCTGCTATTTCGTAAAGTAAAATTTCGTCATTCGCCGGGGTTCCGGGCCCGCGCAGGAAAAATAATCCAACTTTAAGTATTTTGCGGTACTTTTCTACAGTGTCAACCCCTTGCAGTTTAGTAGACTCTAAACCGGTAAAGCGCGTCTGGGGTGCAGTATCCGGCGTTTTCCACTGCCAATCCGTCGGATAAAAAAAGTCATCATGCAACGCGGACGTAAGATAAAATTCGGGAACGGTATTTATGTACACCGGACCCGATGAGCTATCCAGTGGCATATTAAAATGCTTTACCGCGGCTCCATACGCTTGTTTCGTTAAGCACACAATCCCGCTAGGGGTTGCAAGTCCAACCGGGCATGTACTTTTAATAGCAAGCGCAAGGTGTACGGATTTAAATTTAAAATCGTCCGCAATAATCGGAAGATCAAACTGTATTCCTACAAGCGAGTTACCGTAATTCGTAAAAGTATTACGGTAATATCCGTACGTTGCTACATTGTGATCAAATATCCCCCCGCTATTACCAAAATCATTAGTAACCAACCCGCTCGATACTGGCCCACCTTCACTAAATACACCCGGTGTAAACGGCGTCTGCTCCGCGTAGAGATCGTTCATATTTTTATACGGATCCCCACTCACCCCAGCGTCTCCCGCTTCGTAAACCCACTCACGCAAATTTATCTCATAATTAGCCCCGGATATATTGTTCCCGATAAGCGCTAAATTTCTACATGGTGCCCCCGTATACGTGGCTATAACATCGTCGTCAATCGGATAATCCACCGACACGTCAATAGTACCGTTGGTGTTAAGCACGCAGTCGTAACCGAAATTCCCAAAAGGTACTACCTCACCGTCAACCTGGCTGTATAGCCTGTCAACTGTTCCGGTTAATGCATTCTTAGACAATGTAAACGAATGATCAAAATTTACAAACTTTACGTAGGTACATAAATCTACCACAAGACCCTCAGTATAGGCTCCATCAATTTCAATCTCTACGTACCCCCCGCCTGTATAGTTCCCCATGTACGGGATTATCGCCGGATTAGATATACTAACTGAGTCGACCTCAACCCCTGTTATTGATTCTATACTGGTAATTTTACGATACTCCCCCCGGCTCTCGGTGCTTGACGATTCTACATACATCCACCAGCCTACTAAGTTGCTTATGTTACTCGGTACGCCGGTTTTAAAAAATACCTGGTACGTACGTTGCTTTACGCTCGACGTAATAGTATCATACCCGCCGATTAGCATAAAGGCGTCCTGGCCACCCGTAGTATAGATGGTTTTAACCGAGTTACGGGTAGTACCGCAGTAAACAGTATCGGCCGGTTTCTGACCGATAAGAAGTTGCTCACCAACCGAAAGTAGCTGCGCGTTACGAGCGAATTTATTAGCACTTATAGTCCCCGTGCATATCGTATCGGTGTAATTAAGGCCTTCTATTTTTCCGTCAAGTTTTAACTCGCTTGACGTAAGTACACCGGAGGCATTAAAAATATTTAAAGATAAACGCGCATTTAATCCTAGTATCTCTATGTCATACTCGCGCAAAAATTCTATTATTTTATCATGGTTGCCTAATGTAATAGTGACACTGTTTGTATTTACAACGGGGGAGTCCGGCTCACAGTCCCGTGCTAGCTCAGATAATTCCATAATTAAAGGGGCGTACGCAGTAGCGAGAGCTCCGTCAATAGTAGTCACCCCACTTGATGCAAGTTTAGACTCACACCACAGCAGCATAGGGGGGTTAGTTTGTACTATATCGTCAACGTAAAAACCCAGATCAGGGGCGTCGCTTTTATCTACGCTATCACCGTCGCAGGTTATTTTTAAACTATAAATTGCTCTCATACTACAAGCGCCAATCGTAAACGTATTGACAAATTATTACGATAATTATGCACTACCTCTATCGGGTTGCTGATACATTTAACACGCCATCCGTAAAACCATTGAGTAAATCCCGTGCTCGTGAATTGATATTTTTGCATGGGTATTTTACGCCCGAATAACCAGTAATCCGGGTCCCGAGTACCCGGAACTGGCTCCGGCATGTTGGTATTATATGGCATAAGTACATAAAAATAATTCGCTCCCTTATTAAGCAAATATAATAAAATTTGGCCGATTTTGCTAACACTTCCGCGTATTTCTATGTCCGCGGTGATCCCCGCGTTAATCTGATCCGGGTTTTTATACAGCATGCCGTACGTTGCGCCGCTTTGTGTAAGGGATACATTATAATATTCCGGTAAACTAAGCCCCGGCGGCTGGTCAATCTCACGGATACCACCAACTATGCCCGCCCCTATCGTGTTGCCATCCCACATAGCTACCGTTCCCTCGTCCGGTATTGATCCGGGAGTAAATGCTGGTATAGCGGCGTCATAACGCATAGATAGTGTGTTGTCTGTATATTTCCACGGGGATTTAAGCACCCCGGTATACTGGTGTTGTAGCACGCGAACCGAGTACGAGGCGTCTGTAAATACCGGTGTAAACGGATAAAAACCATGATTCGTACCGAGCGCCAATGTTACCGCGCTTTCATAGTCAACTGCTATCGCCGCCTGCATTGTTTCATCAAGCATAATACGTGGTATCTCATTTGTAAAATACACCTCGCCTATATCGTATCCTTTATAGTTATCCCCCACTAGATCCCATTTAATACCTGTATGGACGCGGGATACGTAACCGTACGCGGGTTGATTTAAGCTTACCCCGTTAAGGGTCATTTTTGGGGCTGGCATTTAGGATACCCCCATTGCTTTAGCTATCTGCTTTATAAGATAATCTGATTTACCCCCACGGATCTCGCGCACGAGCTGCTGACTCGCTGTACCCTGCCCGCCATTTATGGTTACGTTAAGCACCGTACTGGACTTATTAGCGTTACTAATCATTTGTGTTGTTTGATGATGATTGTAAACTTGCGTTCCCCGTGGCATATTTACAAGCTCCGGGCCCATCTCACCGACGAGCGCCATTCCCCCAGACGATGTACCCCCGGATACAAATTGCTGCTTACGGATCTCGTTGACACGTAGCAAACCCGCCGCCACCGTCGCACCGGCAGCCACAAGACCGAGTGCATAGCCCACATATGGTATTGACGCGAGGGAGTTAAACGCTTTCTGCGCCCCGCTGTATGTGTCAATTACGGTAGTGGCTATCATAATAGTTTTATATGCTACTGCTGCGGCTTTATTTTTTGCCCCAGCTTCTTTGAGTACCCCTGTTAATACGTCGAGCTGCTCTCGGCCGTTTGCGATATACATCTGTTGCTGCTGGGCTTTTAGTTCCTTGTTATACTGGTACTCCTCGCGCTCTTTATTCTTCATCTGGTCATATGCGGCACTCTGAGCGTCAATTATAGTACGGTAAGTTACTTTTGATAATGCAACACGTTCTTTTTCTCGTTTTTCCTGAGCAGTTTTTTCATCCTTAAATAGTTTCTGCTTCTTTTCCCATGCCGCCTTTGCATCTTCCTCGGATTCTTTTTTATGCATCAGGGCTGCTTGACGCTCAAGGCTCATTAACTTGTCATCTGATTTTTTATCTGCTTTACTATCGCTACCACCCCCTGTAATAATCGGGGGAGGGTCAACCCCAGCTGACTTTTTATTAAATTCCTTTAAGTCAGCATTAAGATTCTTTAAGGCTGCTTGATAGGATACAAGTGTCTCCTCATCAAACAAGCCGGATTGATGCGCTTTAAATGCCTCCTGCGCACCTATAATGCTTTCGTACTCTTTTTTAAGCGCGATCATATCCTGCAACTCGCGGGTAATGGCGTCCTGTTTTGCCATTTCTTCCTTAAATTTTTTCTCCCCACCAAGCATCCAGCCCCACGCGGTCGCGGTCTCCGATGCAAGTCCTATTATTTTTGTCAATTCCCCCGCGAGCATTTCAAGCGCAGGCATGGCCTGATTTACACCTTCTGCGATGGATACCCTCAGCCTGTTACTAAGCATGTCCAGGTTGTCACCCATTTTATCAAGGTTTTTTATAGCGCTTCCGCTTAACACCTGCCCGAGGTCACCGGCGGCCTTACGCATGTTGTCTATCTCTTCGGAACCCCCACGCAGCATAGGCACAAGGTCTCGCCCGCCTTTTCCGAGCAGGTCCACCGCAAGCGCAGACTGCTGCGCCGGGTCTTTAAGATCCGCAAGTTTTTTAATCGTTTCCTCAACGATAATATTCGAGTCCTTAAAATTTCCCTTTGCATCACGTACGCTTACCCCGAGAGTGTCAAAACCCTCGGATAATTTTTTATTACCGTTAAATGCTTTATACGCATTTTCTGTCAACCGTGTTAATCCGGCGGTCATTGCCTCTTGAGAGGCCCCGGACTGCTTCGCGGCGTACCCGTATTCCTGCAATACCGTTGTGGATACATTGGCCTGCTTTGCCTGCTTATCAAGTGCGTCAGCCATGTTTAAAGAGTCAAGTACAGCAGACTTTACCACACCGCTCACTGCAGCGTACGCGGCTTTGGCTACGTTAAGCGTCGCAGCCATGTTAACCATCACGGTATTGAGCCCTACAGTGCTTTTTTTCAGGTCTTCAGTTGACATAGAAGCATTCTTAAAATGCTCCATGCCGCTTTCGGTTATAGCAAGTTGTATCTCTACTTTACTTGACATTTTTCTTGTCCTCTTGAATCTTTACGGATAGTAATAGCTCAAACGCCTCGACAAGTAACCGTGTCGACGTCATGCGCGAACCGGTAGGCCACGAGCTGGAGGCTGTTATATAATCGAAAAAATAAGGGATTAATCTATGGATAATCGGAGAGCATAATATTTTGTAAGGGCACCTGTATATTTTAAACAACTTTTCCCCCTTACACAATTTACATTTTGTATCACCTTCACACGTGCAGCTTATCCTGGTTACGTGCTTTGATTTAAGGGGTTTTTTACACCCCCTCGATCTCTTTTTTTTACACGTTGCGCAGCGGTAATAATTTTCATATGCTTTAATCTTATCAAAATACCACCGCCCGGCAACTATTAAATTTTTTTTTCCTCATCAGTAAGGATGTTTATTTTGTTGATTGACGCTATAAACTGATTTATAAATGACATACCAAAATGCGAGGATGACGCATTTACTTCATCAAACGTAACAGCCACCCCTGTTTCCGGATGCGTGTAACCTTTTACAAAAAAGTCAAAAAGCCCACGCGATGCCTTAATACGGTCGAAGTTACTCTCGGCTTTATCCGCTGCCTCTACCTGCCCAAAATAAAATATTTCATTCTCGCCAGTGAGCGGCCTCACGTTAAGCTCCACACCGTCAATAGTAAATTTTCTTGTCTCTTTTTCGCTCATTGGGATGTACATAAAACTAAACTCCTTTTAAAAGTGGGGGCGGGTACGTAAGGCGCGTTACCACCTACACGTACCTCTAAGTCCCCGATTTATTAAGTCAAATCGCTGTTAAACGTAATAATAACTGTATTGTCAACGTATTTACCGGTCACGTCATGACTGACAAGATCACCCGTTGCGCTGTCTTTTACAGTGAGTAGCTGCGCCTTTGTTGTCGTAATATTAACGCGCTGGCCGACGATTGAACCGAAAGTAATAGAAAGTGTACCCGGTGTTATGCTACTCCTGATGCGCGTCAGCGGCTGCGCGCTTAATCCAGTATCCGCAAGCACGGTAAAATTAAATTTGCTTTCCTGATCGGTCATTTCTGGGGCTCCGAAACCTAACCCCGTCATAACCGGCTTATGGGTAATTTTATTTGTAAACTCAAGATCCGCCTTTACCAGTGGCCATGTTGTATCAAGCACGGTAGTTACCACGTCATTACTAGAATAATACGGTATTTTTGTCTGAGTCGGTTTTGTAACCGCTCCGGTTGACTCATATGCCACCGATCCCGCGCCCCCTGCGATACCCTGGCCCGTAAATTCGAGCATCGGAACTTTGCCCGATTCGAGCATAATTTTAATGATCGTCATCATGACTGAATTTATGCTATAGATACGTGCGTTACTTCCCTGGCAATCATATTTACACATTGATAAATCCACCTGATTGATAGAGCGGGTGTAAATAAACTTACTCCCGCCCACAGGTGCAGTATCCTCCGTAGCAGTAAACCCAGCGGCTTTAAGCAGTAAATCACACTGAGGTGCAACAGCCACACCCCCCGATACGAGGGGGATTTTACCCTTACAGGTTGCGTTAAGATTCCCCACTACCTCGGGCTCATTCGTGAACAAACCCGAAAGAATAGGTACGTTATCCATAAGTTGATTGTGCTCGGTGTCAAGATCGCTAAACTGCACATAGTCGGTTGCCGGGTTAATTACAACAGCCGTTCCCAGGACGCTCTGCGCCTTAGCGCTTCCAAAACTTAGCCTTTTATTCATTTTTACCGCCTTTACAAATAGGGGTTATATTGATTGCATACTCTCGATATTTTAAGTTGCGTAACATGCGCCTCAAGTATCTCATCACCATCCATAAACAGCGCTGGGTGTGAGGTCTCCACCTTTACATACTCGCATAGGCCCCCAAGGGACGGGCTTGTCATAATTGCTTTACGTATATCAGCCCCGACGTTGCGATACCTGTAAATATAGCTATTGGTTTCGTTCTCATCGTTTAGCCCATCCGTGTAAACTAATATTACGTCAAGGTTCGATAGATCATAATTAAATCCCTCGCTCTCAGGAACCGTCTCATCATAATATACTAAAATTGCCGGGTAACTGCTAATTTTTAATACTTTTTTAGGTATAAAAACATTAGCTACGTTAATTTCGTAATGATTAACCGTAGTTATCGTACGTAGCAACGTCATTAACGCATCTATTATTTGCCAGTCCCTACATTCAGCCAATTTCCGCCACCTTTGCTTCTTTTTTCTCTACCGCAATAGTAGCACGGTCAAGCACACTATCGGCTTTTTTAGTTATCTTACCAACCACTGCACCCCACGCCGCATCAAAATTAAACTGCGAGCGTACGGTAATCTGTTTAGTTCCAGTAAACATTATACGCCCCGTATCCTTACTAATATAATAAATATTTCCATGCTTAAATATGGTTTTTAACGAATCCGAACTTAACATATTATTAAAAAGCGCCATCGGTTTTTTAGTACCCGCTGGTAAATCTCTGTAATTCGGTACTATCATATACCCGGATGTATTTCTCGTAAACCCGGATTCCATCTGTTCCATGATTTCATGGATTTTCTTTTTGTTATTATAAATTATTCCGGCGCGCATAGCCATACCGTTAGGTGAGATCTCATAACGCGCTACAGAATTAATAAATTTCGTGCTCCAGTGCCCGCTGCGTGTTGCCCCTTTACTAGCGAGTAAATTACGCAGATACCCATTCTTTTTCTTATTTCCTATAAAAGTTTTTCCCGCAAAGTTAAGATAAGCACGCATGTAACGCATGTAGATAGCAGGTGCCCTTTTCATCATTTCAAGCACCTCGTTGTCGCCAATAATGCGCCCCTGAAATTTCATGCGAGCCCCAAGGTAAAACTTTTAGATAACGGGCAGTACCTTATTTTTTCCGCTACATGCAAGGTTACAGTAACGCCCTTCTCGTCAATTAAAGTCACCATGTCACCGCCATTTCTGGCGGCAACTGGTGACGGAACGTCTTCAGAACCTACCTCAATGTCAATGGTATACTGGTGGATAGCGTTATTCATACCCTGCACGGAAAACGACTGCTTACCGTTACGGTTAACAATAGCCTGGACGGGTGACCCGTTATAGATCACCGTTTCGTCCATGCCTGAACCTATCCAGTTGCTCTTAAAGTCAAATGACATTTAGATCCTGTACGCCACACATGCGGCGGTCGACACGTCAGAAAATACAACACGGAACGTTGCGCTAGTTGCAGGCTGCACGGTTGCAAGACCCACAACAGTAAACGTACCCGACGCAGTAAGAGTTTGCACGTGCGTATTAGCCGCAAGGTTGACAATTGTCAACTCAAAGCTTGACCCGACAACGGCGCGCGGACAAATCGCAAGCAGGTCCGCTGCAGCGGGCAACGTGATTGCTCTTGCTGCTCCTGGAGTCTGCGATACAATACCGTTTTTAACCTGCGCAGCGGTCAATGTTACAGCTGAATCTGCAATTGACGCAACGGAATAAACCTCCATAACGCGTCCAGCGTAAACATCCGCCCCCTGGAAATTTCCGTTTCCACCATCAACCGTATTTATCAATACGTCAACAGTTACCGTTCCAGCGGTTGTACCGGTTCCGGCAGTCACCGCCACACCGAGCAGAAAGCCTGCTGTCGGGCGTGTAAGTACCGCGCGGCCTGCCGCGGAATCATAAAAAACCAACGCCCCAACCGTTACTGCGATTGAGTTCGCCGGAGCGATACGATACAAACCGCAGCGGCGGTATGCATTCTGCACGTTTGCCCCGGCGGATGCTTGCGGAATCAAGACACCAAAACCATTTACATAAATGGGGGTATCTTTTGTCGTCGCAGACGTGGAAGTGTAAAGAATTACCTCCCCCTCCTGCTTTAATTCAACTTTACCAATCATATTTTACCTCCTGGGGGTATTTAACCCCCGAGCTAAGATTTTTAATTACTTGCCATCGTTCTGGATCAATCCGCGGAAATCCTGGAAGGTAAATCCGTAATCGAAAGAGATCTCATACGCGATACCCTGAGCCTCACCCACACCGCTCGCCTCGCTACGGAATGACGGTGAACGTGCGCCTGACAAATAGATAACGGTTGCGGTCGGGAAGAGATTCTTATCCGCAAATCCGTACCAAGTATTCGCAGCGCTACCAGCAGTCAACAGGCTCTGCAGGTATGGGTCAGAAATAACCTCAATACCGTTATACGGGTTATAAACGTTATTGTTTGACTTCGCTGGATCAAAAGCGCTCCTGACAACCTGTAAAGCCGCGATACGCTGATTAGTACCACAAAGTATCTGACGGATACCACCGAATACAAAAGAGTCCTTGTCTGCGGCATTTGCTTTTGGCATTTTCTGCAATGCAAGATACTGTTCCGCAACGTCAAGAGATGCAACAGACACAACACCGGAGCTGGTTTTAAGGTTACTGTGGTCAGCGTGGAAAAGCGCCTTGCTATCCTCGGTAAGAGTCGGGCCGACGAGCGCATTGCTACAAAGCAAGTCGTAAAAATCCCGGTTCATACGGCCGTAAACAGCAGTACTCATACGACGCGGGAACTGAGCAAGAACTCCGGTGTCGTTGTCAACGATAAGTCGACGCGTAAGAGTAACGACTTTACCTTTTGTTGATACTGATCCGCTTTCCTTTTTATCAGAAAAACCCCCGGCCTCAAATGCTGCACCTTCAGGTAAATCCCCGATATCAGAGAAACTCGACAGTTTTGTGTATGACTTTGTACGAAAATCTGGTGTCATATCCTCCATACAGACCTGATCGAATGTTGCTCCGACTTCCGACGGGGTCAGGACAAGCGCTTTGTTCATGGTGTCCGCAAGGATGGCAGGGAGGTCCGCGCTACCTACGGAATTTTTAGCTCTCCGAAGTCCCTCATCTGCAAGCTGAGTCGGACTCATATTGATAACCGTAGCCGGATTCATACCATCCTTGATAAGGCAGGAACGTACGAGGCCGTGGATATCAACAGGTCCAGGATTCTTGCGGATATCTGCCTTAATTGCGGGGTCCTTTTCAGATCCAACCGCAACGGCAAGAGAATTTACCGCATGATTGCGAAACTTCTCGGTCTCGTCAACTGCTACTGTAACGTCCGGAGTAGCCGGTGGCGTAGCCGCCTGCATCTCACGTACCTTATTTGTAATTTTTTCGCTTGCCTGATCCAGAGTTTCCCCTGAATCAATAAGCGACTGAATAAAATCGGTTGGAAGCTTCAGGAGCCCGCAGTGATTACTAATTGCTTTGATACGATTGCGCTCATAATTAAGCAGCTCGTCGCGCTCGACGGTCGACTTTGCGGATGCAGTAATCGCCGCACCGCAATGATTGCAGAAAGCCGCGCCCTCTGCGTGCGTTTTACCGCATTTAGGACAAGTTAACATATCGCCCCCCTTATTTACCGCTGGTGCGGCGGGTTTGGTTTGGTTTAAAAAAGTTGCCTTAAGATTTTCAGGCAGTCTCGTTGCACTATTCGTTTCTGGTTCATCATTCTCGCTATTATCAAGTATTTCGTCAATGAATCCATACTTTAGGGCATCCTCAGCGGTCAACCATGTTTCAACGGTCATAAGTTCGTCAAGTTTCTTTTTGCTGAGATTTACACCCCTATCTCTGTACAGAGTTATAATAGTTTCTTTGATCCGGTCGAGTTCGTCCGCCGCTTTACGTAGATCAACCGAACCCCCAGCGATCATAACCGCCGGGTTATGTATCATAATGTAGCTGTTCTTATGCGCTTTACGTTTCGTTCCAGCAAGAGCAATCACCGACGCGATACTTGCGGCCACACCGTCAACAATCATTGTTTTATTGGCGGCTTTGTGGTCATTGATCAAATTGTAAATTGCGAATCCTACGAAAACCTCGCCACCGTACGAATTTATACGTATGGTCAAGTCGTCAATCTCTCCGAGACCGTCAAGGGCATTCTTAAAATCCTCAGTTTGCACGCCCCACATACCGATATCATTATATAAAGCGATCTCAGCCGCCTTATCTGTGGTCTTTTTGGCGTTAAACCATGTCTTTTTACTGTGATTAAATATTTTCATTTGTGACTCCGGTTGACTGTTTTTTATCAATATTTTCCGGTAAAAACATACTTAAACCCCTATTTTCCATCTCTTTTCTCTCATTTTCGAGCTGTTTTAGCACCGATTGCCAGTGTTTACCAGTTCGGCTACATATCTCCTGATACGTGATCTGCCCCGTTTTATATGCTAATACCGTCGCCTCAATATCTTTAAGCGGATCTACCCACTCCTGGCCATCCATTGGCAGATGAAAACACTGGTTGAATATCCACGGGTCCCGGTTATACTCGGTCATGGTAACGCCCGCACTTGCGAGTCGCCCTGTCAATACCTCGCTGTATACAAATTGCTCCCATCGACGTTGACAGCGGGCTTTCACAAACCATTTATACAGCGTACGGAAGCCCAGGTTGTCATTTATAGTATTCATACGCGCACTGGAAAAATTTGCGCCGCTTAAATCGGATGTAAATAACTGGTAGCTGAATCCGAGACCGATGGCTATACGCTGCATTGACATTTCGACAAGCGCTTTAAACGTATCTTTAATCGGGTCGCTGATACTTATCGGCTCCGGCTTATCATTTGTCCCGACAAACCCCTGAAAGTCAAGCTCAAGATACTGTTCGCCGCTGTCGTCATCGGTTGCAAGTAGGCCATTAAGCCCTCCGATGTCACGTGGGGATACTTTATAACCCAGGCGCGCACCGATACGGGATTGTTTTAGTTTATCGTCAAAAAGCTGCTGGTCATCCCATATTTGTGGTAGTACCGGTGTCAACCAGGGGAGTCCGAGGTACTGCTCGGCTTCAATCGGGTAGAAACATAGCTGCATGTTGTCCGGTGTATACGTATTTCCGTCGGTAAAGTAAAATTTCTGCGGTTCCCCATACGCATTTACAGCAATTCCGTGTATAATTTGCTCTTTTTTAAGCTGGTCTTGGTACGCCCCAAACAGCGTATCTTTACTAAAATCGAGTCTATATGGCTTTAAAGTCTGAAAAGCGTAGGGGCTTAAAGACCCTTTACGGCTTGCGACGCGGTTAAAAAGCGCGCTGCCGTATGTTACTATCGTTCTAAAATCAAGCTGCTGGCCCTGGTAGTCCGTTAAATCCTGCGTGCCATTGCGTATACTTTGGTCATTAAAGCGCTCCCAATCCGCCGCGAGTATTTTATTTACTGATTCTATCGCCTCACCGTTGGCATCACGTACAGTCGGATACGGGCGGTTGCCCTGGCCGACTACAAAATACGATAAAACGTCAACCGCTCGCTTAGCAATTGCAGACGTACGGTAAGCAAGCTCGCTGCGGCCACATAGCCCGGAGAAATCCTGCCTAATCATTTCTATTGCTGAATTTATGCTGCTTGACCAGTCGGCATTTAGTACGCCGCTTGACGCGCCTGGAAAATACTGCAGGGCTTTCTGTACCCCCGCGCGCTCTCCGCGCTTAAAGCCTGCCTGCAGGATACGTTGATCCCGCTCGCGCTTAGATACACGCGACGGTAATTTATTAAACATGTGCGTAGCGTAATACGCCGCAAATTTCATGTCGTCAATTAGTTTCATTTACTCGGCTTTCGTAAAATCAACGTAATATTGCGCGCCAACCACAATCTCTTTTTCCGCTTCTTTGTTTACAAAACCTATTTTTATATCCCCGTAGGGGGTATATTTAAAAAACTCCTCGTTTTCTTTGCTCCCACTTACAACGGGGCGCATTGTTACTTCTACGCCTTGCATGTTTTCAGTTTTAGATGTGCATGTAAATTTCGCTCTCATACTGTTCTCCCTTTAAAACCAACGCGGATAAAAGGCCCGTTAGGGGCGCTTTTGGCTTCGATAAGCTCTGCTGCTGCGATAAGTTCGGACGGGGAAAAGTTCTCGTACTCCCGATCCCGTACTTTTACGCGCTTTTTCGTCAGTTCACTTGCCGCTTCGAGCATCTCTTCAGGTGTTGCCATAGTGCCCTCCTACCTGTAATATATTAAAAATTATAGCGCGTGGGGAAAATATTTAATTTTTTATGCAAAATAATTAAAATAAATGTTGATTTATTGTTGTTGTTGGTGTATATTTAGAGTAGATAGAGACCTTAAACAACTTAACAAAGGGGAATCTTATGGGGATATCCGAATTAATCGGTAAAACGATTACCAAAATAACTGGCAACTCCGAAAACTCAGAATCAATAATTTTTACATGCAGCGACGGGACTTTCTACGAAATGTATCATTACTCGGATTGCTGCGAATCGGTTATGGTGGATAAAATAGACGGGGATCTTGCCCACCTTATCGGATCACCCATACTACTAGCGGAAAAAACAAACCCCGAGACTGGGATACTCGGAAAAGTACCGGTAAACGAGGAGTCCTTCACATGGACGGATTTTACAATAGAGACCTCTCTCGGGAAAGTAGTATTCGAATGGCTTGGATGTTCAAACGGATATTACGGGGAAGAGCCGGATTTTAAAAAGAAGGAATTCAATATCGTAGATCCAGCATAACACAACCGGCCTACGGGCCGGTATCCTACGCCCTGCTAAACACCAATATCTTACCCCCGCACCCGATGTCAATACAGTCCCGATACTTATACCCCTGCTGCTGCATGCGGTCAATTTTTGCGTTAAAGCTCGCAGCCGCGGCCGTTGCGTTAAGCTCCGGCGTCCACGGTATACTCGTAGTCTCCGGTAATTCTACTGCTTTTTTATTGCTGTTCATATCCTGCTCCTCATCGCCCGGTTAAAATACCCCCCAGAGCGCGCGGGCGCGACCGCAGGTCGGGGTTGTGGTGTATGTGTAGGCGCTGCATGTACCCGCGCCCGGTTAGCTGTTAACGTCTCGCATGCGGCGGCGCTGGTGAGTATCGCATCCAGCCCCAGCTTTTTACCTGCGGCCTCGTTTAAATTTAAACAATCCCGGTAGTGGTCATCTCCCCCGTGTACCCACCGACTCCCTACCGTTCCGTCGGGAGATATTTTTTTTACCCGGTACTGTCGCACTACCTGCCGCATAAAGTCAAGCGACGAATCACTTGGTATGTAAAACGCATCCGACTCCAGCCGGGTATCAATTAGACTAGACAGTAGCTCGGTCTGCACCATATGCCAACCTGTTGACTCAGTAACAAGGGATTGACGCTCGTCAACAGAGTTTGCCCCGTGCGCGGCTTTAAGCCCCGGATACCTGCCGCAAATATAATCCACATCCTCCGTGCGGTGGCCGCCGCGATCCATAAAACCGAATTTAAACCCCGCGGGTTCCCCCGTATCCCAGCGTAAGGGGTCCTGTTCCAGCGCTGATGTAAATCGGCTGTACGTTTCCTCAAGTCCGAGTTGCTCGTTTATGCGGCATGGTATAAATCCATGCTTTAATACAAACCACACGCCGGAGCGCCCCCAACCTACAAGCGCATAGTACCATCCGCTATCCTGCGTATCAAATCCCGCTGTAATTACCAGCACCTCTGACGGTACTTGAGATTTCAGATAATAACTTTTTTTACTCTCAAGCGACACTATGTCAAGTGCTCCCGATCCATTCTTGCTTTTATAACGGCTGCAAATTTCCGCTTCATAACTTTTAAGAGCAATCGGATCACTCTTCGCTTTAAAAAATTTACCTAGGTTCTCCCAAAATTTAAAACCCGTATCAATTAACCGGGGCCATTTAAAAGCGATTGTCTCTACGCCGGGTCGTTTACCGTGTACATCAAGGCCCTGTACTACACCATCGCGTATAGTCTCTGCGTCTTGCTTAAAGTCTTCTTGCTCAATGGAGGGTGCGGCCCATACGATACCCTGCGCCATTTTAAGCCGGTCGCGCTCATCAATATGTCCTTTGCATTTCGGGCATTCATAATAGCAGGAATCAAATTTGTACTGCATAACCTCCGCGTATCTGTAATCAGGATTTACCAGTTTTATCTGAGAGTCAACCAGCTCTATGTACTGCCCGCAATGTATGCAAGGATACTGCGGGTGCAATATTAGCGTTCCCTCTCGGTAAAGTTCCCGGTACATGTAGTCGTCAACGTCAAAAGCAGATGTCTCAAGTACTGTTCGTTTCATACCGTACCCATATGATCCCTGGCGTCCCTCAAGCAGCGTTACTGGGTCGAACTTAACTTTCTGCCACTTACCTACCTCGGATCCTATGGTCACACCGGCTGGGAAAGTGGCGAGCGTGTTGCGGTTAAATGCCGATGCGATACGCCACATGCACGACTGTAGCTTTACGCGCTTGACAGTCATACAATCCTCGTCGCCGTTCCACTCCACACGGAGCGTCGGGTTATGTTCGATCATCGCCCTGATGCGGTCTTTAAAAACTGTCTCAACAGTTTCGTTCTCACTATACGCTATCATACCGTTCGTGCGAAAAACTTTTATCGCGTAAAAAAGCATTGCGTCTGCAATAGTGCTTTTACCGGTCTGCGGACTACCAACGAGTAATGTACGCGGGTAAAGTAAAAAAGCGTTAGCTGGATCTACTTGCCAGTTACGCAATTTAAACGGTCCGTCGGATGCATAGCCTGGGCGGACGAATTGCAAGTTATCCGCGCACCACTCGTCTACTCTCGGATATGGTTTTACCTGTACCGCGTCCCTCTGGGATTCGGAGAGCTTTACGTTGCAAGTGAACGGCGGAAAGTCAAAAAGTTCCCTCATTTTATCCGCACCGCCCGACTCATATGTGCTGTCAGTTCCTGCACGAACTCATTTACAACCACATCCGCGTCTGCCTCATGTACGCTGCGCAGTGTGGCTAGATTGCGCTGGATGCTGTTACGCAGGTAACTTGTAAATGCCTCGATGAGCGCCGATACGTCCCGGTCCCGCTCTTCGCGGGGGATAGTGTTGTCCTTGCGATCCTCTACCTCGAGGGAAAGTTTCTCTCGCTTTAATTTGGCAATCTCCAGGTCCTGCATTGCTTTTTGAGCACTCACACCGATTGCTGTTACAGGTACTGCCCCGGCCTTTGCACGCTCGGTGGCTTCCCTGTCAATGAGCCACTCAACGACCGAGGGTAAATTATACAGTCCCGGTGATACTTCGGGCATACCATAGTCGAGCAGCCGCTTTGTGTTAAATTGAGTTTTACCCAGGGCCTGCGCGAGCTGAGGAATTCCTATTCGAGCGTATGGATTTGCTGCTGCTGCCACCTCCGGTTCCGGGCTCCCGGCTGCGAGTTTTTTTTTGATGCGTGTTTTTAGGTCCGCCTCGGATACTGGTACTGGCGCCGATGCAGCTGGGGCCTCGTTAAGTTTTTTAGCGAGCTTCGGAGATAACATCGCGCAGGACTCCTGAAAAATATTTCGCGGCCACAGTTACCGCCAGGCTCTCTGTGCTGGCGTCCTCCCCCACAAGATGCGCGTGGTCACGGATGTACTGCAGGTCGTTGTCGGCATCCGCGGTCGTGCGTATCTCCCGCTTGTGCAGCATCTCTGTTTTTACTTCGCTTTTAAATCGTCTGCCCATTATAAGCACATCCCTTCCCTAACACGTTTTTTAATGAGCCGTCTCTTAATAGCATGCCTAGACAATCTCATGTTAGACATAACGCCCAAACAGTGCGCCCACCTTTTTCCATGAGTTTCAAAATTACCGCCCATACTGATCACATCGAGATCACCCCTGGCGCGGGTTAGTTTTCCGCAGTTATAAATATACGCTCTGCACATTAAAAACTCCCTTGCTAAAATCCCACGACGGAAGGGGCGAACCCATCCTCACCGTATCGTCCTACCGGCTCTCAACGGTCCAGCGCCGCGGGTAAAATAAAAAATCGGGCTTTCTACGCTGCCGACAAATTTGCGAGGGCTCGACCCGTTACGGTGGCCGCTCATGTTGCGTGCAGTCGCTTACTACGCCCTACCAACTAATATACAGCACCTTTTTGATTTTTGCAAGTTTTAAAAAATTTTTTTCTATTAAAACGTTGCGCTTTGTCAAC